CAAAGATGGTAAGACATTCTATGACATACCTGCAGAGATAGTAGAAGAATACGGCATTGCCGATGTAGTCGCAACTGAACAGGTTGCAGTAAAACAACTAGAAGCCTTTGGCTTAACATTCGAGGAATTATATGAAACAAACACTAAAACTGTCGTTCGAGATGACGAACACGCTATCTAGGATAGAACACAACGGACTAAAGATAAACACAGATACCTTAGAACAAATTGAAAAACAATACATGGATGAGATGACCATGTTGGAAACTAAGCTGAACAGACTAGCCAAGAACGCAATGGGAGATACTCCTATCAATCTTGCAAGTCCTGATGATAAAAGTGTGTTGCTTTACTCACGAAAGGTAAAAGATAAATCTCTTTGGTCACTCACATTCAATCTTGGACACGAGATGCGTGGCAATACAATCAAACCTAAGATGCGTACACGTATGAAGAACAAAGACTTTGTACAATATGTAAGACGTATGACTGACATAGTTTACAAAACAATTGGTCGTCAATGTGAAACTTGTCGTGGATCAGGTAGGATAACACCTCTCAAGAAAGATGGCAGTGTTGGTAAAGCTAAACGAATATGTAAAATCTGTGAGGGTAAAGGTGTAGTCTATACATCTACAGGCGAGGTGGCAGGTTTTAAAATCATACCTCGTACACCAAGAGACACAGCATCAGCAGGTTTCAAGACAGATAAGGTGACCCTAGAAGATAGGCTATCTGAACTAAGTGGTGATGCACGTGAGTTTTGTGAAGCCTATGTTCGCTACAATGCTCTTCGTACTTATCTGTCTACCTTTGTAGAGGGAATGAAAAACAATGTTGATGACTACAACTTCATTCATCCTGAGTTTATGCAATGTGTAACAGCAACAGGCAGGCTATCTAGTCGTAATCCTAATTTTCAAAACATGCCACGTGGTTCTACGTTTGCTATACGTAAGGTTGTCGAAAGTAGATTTGATGATGGGTTTATACTTGAGGGTGACTACTCACAGTTAGAGTTCAGAGTGGCAGGCTTTCTTGCAAAGGATAACCAAGTATACGATGATGTAAAGAAAGGCACAGATGTTCACAGCTACACTGCATCTATCATTGGCTGCTCTAGACAGGAAGCAAAGGCACACACATTCAAACCGTTGTATGGTGGTGTGAGTGGTACACAAAGTCAACAGGCATACTACAGAAGATTCAAAGAGAAGTATGAACAGGTAAGTGAGTGGCACAAAGAACTTGAGAAACAAGCCGTGACTACAAAAATTATAAAATTACCGTCAGGAAGAGAATACTGTTTTCCTGACGCTAGATGGACAGAGTGGGGTTCAGCTACCAATCGTACTGCTATTTGTAATTACCCTGTTCAGGGGTTCGCTACGGCTGATCTATTGCCTATTGCGTTGGTAGAGCTAGATAGACAGATGAGAGAACTCAAAATGCAGTCGGTTATTTGCAACACAGTACACGATTCAATAGTGCTTGATGTTCATCCAAGTGAAAAGCAACAGTGTATCGATGTATTATCTGAAGCAATGTTGTGTCTGCCAAGTGAGACGAAACGTAGGTATGGCATAGAATACGACATGCCTGTAGGTATTGAATTAAAAATAGGTAAAAATTGGCTTGACTTATCTGAAGTAGATCTGTAACCTCTGATTACGTTAACCTTAAATAGATAGAAAAGGATATTTAAATTGGAAAACATACAAACTATGAATACTGAAATTGACAACATCGTTGGCTCTTTTAGTAGTGACGACATGGAATCTTTGATGGCATTGACTGGTCAGACTTCGACACAGAAATCAAATCAAGGACTTTCAAGACTAAACATAAACTACGATATGGAAACTGAAGATGGTGCTACCTTAACACGTGGCGATTGGAAGATGATGTATGAAGGCGAAATGGTCTACGCCAAGACAGTAAGAATTAGACCAATCTTACGAACCTATGAATGGAGTGTGTTTGATCAGGAGCAAGGAACTTTTTCTTGTAAGTCTGTACAGAAACCAACTCTGTCAGGTGACTTTCCTGATACAGAAGGTGGCAACAAGTGTGGTCGTCTATCTGTGGCAGATGAAGAGAAACTTAAAGATGATGATCCCTCTAAGTTAAGATCACGAATGGCAGTATGCAATCAAGTGTTGTACTGTGTGATATCAGGTGATTTCGTCAAGGGTAATAAGGAAGCAGTCAAAATTGATGGTCATCCTGTTGTTGCATACTTTAAGAAGTCAGGGTTTGTTCCGATGAGGAATTTTATTGATAGCCTAACCAAACAGAAAAAGATCATGCAGAAATGTTGGATCAATATGGGTACGGCTAAACAGAAGAAGGGATCGGTTACATATTGGACACCTGTTCCAACTCTTCAAAGTGAAACTGATATATCTGTAGAAGATAAGGAGTTAATGAAAAAGTTTGCCGATACAGTCAAGGCAGCCAATCAATCTGTACTAGATCAGAATAGAGATTCTGCAAAGCTACAGGTAGTGGTTGGAGAAGAAAGCTTGGCAGACGATTTCAATGCTTCTCCTGTTTAAAATACAAGACTACATGGAACGTGCAAGTAGGGGGGAAGTTTCAATTCCCCCTGAAGCCGTTTTAGACTTTGCAGATTCCTGCAGAGATTCCGTTACTACACAATTAAATAAAGAAAGACAGTACAAGATCAGAATGTCAGGTCTTGGTAGACCTCTGTGTCAACAACTCCTTGAGAAGAAAGGCATTGAACAAGAGGTACAATACAATATGCTATTCAGGTTTCTGTTTGGGGATATTGTAGAAGCCATAGCTGTTCTTGTGTTAGAACAGGCAGGCGTTGATATCGTAGATAAACAGAAAGCCGTTAGTCTAAACATAGATGGTACAAATGTAAGTGGCACGTTGGATTTGATTATACGTGATGAGTTTGGACAAGATAAGGTTTGGGATATAAAGTCTGCAAGTGAGTGGGCATACAAGTTTAAGTATACAGGTTACGGTGGATACGAAAAAATAAAAGAGGATGACCCATTTGGCTATATCATGCAAGGGCATCTGTATGGGGAAGCAACAGGATTACCGTTTGGTGGTTGGATTGTCATAAACAAATCAAGTGGCGAAGTCACTGTGGTTGAAGCACCTGATTGGCAAACAGACGACAGAAAAGAATATATGGCAGATGCCAAAGAACGAATTAAAGTGTTGACAGATGAATCACTTGAGTTCAAAGTACCCTTCAAGGATATATTTGAGGTGTACAAACAAGATGGTCAAGAAGTCAGGACAGGAAACAAATTGTTACCTAGACCGTGTACTATGTGTGGGTACAAAGCACACTGTTGGAAAGATGCAGTATCACACGATAAGATAACATCAAAAGCTAAACAGCCACCTCAAGTATGGTACTCTAAATTGAAGAGGAAATCGCTATAATGGCAATCATTTATGTTCATCAATTTCATATAGATCTTTTAGGATTAAACGAGGACTTGTACCACGTTTATATAGACTCCCATGTGGAGACAGGTGGTGGGAGAGACGTTGTTCATTTACGTCAACATGATAGAGGTATTCCCCTTACTCTTCGTGAAAACTTCTCGAACAACGGAACTCTCACCTCTCACACTGAAAAAAGAGATATAGTAAAAATAGAAGAACTTCTTATACTAGAAAAACAATCCCCCAAACTGGCAGGGTATGTAAAAAAACGACTACAGTCTTTAGGGTTGAAAAAGAAAATATGAACAGAATGAAATACAGATCACGCTTTGAGTTGCATCTTGCAAAAGGTTTGGCTGAGAACAAAGTTAAGTTTGAGTATGAATCAAAGAAGTTTATTTACATACCCAAGCCTAGAACATACACTCCTGATTTCTATATAGTCGAGAGTGGTATATATGTAGAAGCAAAGGGTCACTTAGATAAAGCAGACAGAGTAAAGATGGCTTTGGTAAAGCAACAACACAAAGATCTTGATATACGATTTGTATTTATGAACGCACGAAATAAAATTTACAAAGGTAGTAAAACAACCTACGCTGATTGGTGCAACAAGAACGATTTCAGGTGGGCAGAGAAAACAATACCTGTGGAGTGGTACAAAAATGGAAAGTGAAGAAGACGCAATAGAATTTGCAAAGAAAATGAATTTGCAAAAAGGTCACTACTATATTATACTTACAGATGTCGGTGACGATAAGTTCAAGATGAGTGCATACGATACGACAGAAAGACAGTATGAGTCTGAAGCTGATCACTCTGTAGGGTCAGTAATACACGAAGGTCTTGTTGGATTGCTTATGGGTAAGAGTGAAGAAGTATTTAACTTTGGTACATCAGAAATTGCATACAACTATGTAACTAGACGAATATTTGGTGAGATACTTGATGAAGAAGGCAAGACAGTAAAATATAAAGACAACGTAATTAAAGTTGATTTTGGTAACAAATAATGTTAAGGCATATGGAATACATGAGACAGAAACTAAAAGAGACAGAGAACGAAATTAAATATCTGTCAGGAAAAGACAAAGAGGACATGGTTAATAGTCCTGCCCACTACAACAAAGCAGGCATAGAGACTATAGACATGATAGAGTCCGTCACAGGTGGTGGATTTGAAGCGTATCTTCAAGGCAACATTCTTAAATATTTATGTAGATATAAATACAAGAATGGTGTAGAAGATTTAGAAAAAGCAAAGTGGTACTTAAACCGTTTAATTCAAACAATAAAAAAAGGGGAAGATTAAGATGTCGTCTAATATGCTACCTACATCATACCAAGAGTTTATACACAAATCACGATATGCTCGTTGGCTTGATGAAGAAGGAAGAAGAGAAAACTGGGGTGAGACAGTTTCAAGATACATAAATTTTATGGAAGAAGCTTTACTTGAAAAGCACAACTACAAGATAAGCAAGGTAGATAAACAAGCCATAGAAGAGT